CTCCCAAGCCCACTCAAATCAAGATGGTGCTCTTCTACGACAAGAAGAACCCCACTACCACTCCGACTCCTGCAGCATCTGCGGACATTTTCGATTTTGAGAACACTACTCAAGGTTTCCACAACGACCTTGTCGACATGTGGGCAACCATTAACACCGAGAAATACCGCGTCCTCAAGACCAAGATGTTCAAGATCGGATGGTCCACTAACCTCCTCAACGGTGCTGGAGCAAATGGCACTGCCAATTTCAACAACAACGACTTCAAGATGAACGGTAACTTCAACATCGATTACACCAAGTACCTCCCCAAGACCATGGTATTCGAAGACAATGACATCGATTCAACCACTCGCCAACTGTACTGCATGTGGATTCCCTGTGATGCTACCGGAGGTGGCATCTTCTCAGGTGTTTCACACGTATCTGTTCAGTACCAGGGGTCTCTGGTGTATTCTGATGCTTAAGATTTAGGTTTATCCGATTTGCACGCTAGGGGGTGGCTTAGTATTACCCACCCCCTAGTGTGCAAAGTGCAACTTTGCACAAAAAATTTTTGAGCTTGCGAAAAAATCATAATTAATCAAAGATGAGTAAGACCCGCGCTTACGTGTTCACACTAAATAACTACACCTCCGAGGAGGTGGAGGAAATTAAAGAGTGGGAGTGTAAGTATGTTATCTTCGGTAAAGAAGTAGCACCAACAACAGGCACCCCACACCTACAAGGATACGTGTACTTTCAGCATGCCAAGACACTAGCAACACTGAAGAAGAAGTTTCAAGCCCGGGCTCGATGGGAGGCCGCGCAGGGAACTCCAAAGCAAGCTTCTGATTATTGTTCGAAGGACGGGGACGTCTTCGAAAAAGGAACCATCCCCCTTTCGTCAAAGGAGAAAGGCGAAATAGGCAAGCGAAAATTCGAAGAAGCATTTGCGGCCTATAAAGAGAAACGGTATGAAGATATGGGCAGGTTCGGATTGCAAATGAAGCAATTTGACCAGCTTCAGGTCAAGATTGAAGTTCGTGATCGCCCTGTGGTCCAGACCATAGATGGCGATCTTGAACACGAGTGGTATTATGGTCCCACTGGTACTGGTAAGAGCCGTACGGCTCGTCAGCAGTATCCGGGGGCTTATATCAAAGATCCCAAGAACGATTGGTGGGATGGTTACAACGGCGAAGACGTTGTGATCATCGATGACTTTGATAAGTTTCAAGTCAAGCAGAGCGGTGATCTGAAGAGGTGGCTGGATAGATACGTCTTCAAGGCACAGGTGAAGGGTGGTTATCTGGGGGACATCCGTCCGAAGAAGATAATCATCACTTCTAACTACCACCCGAAAGAGATTTGGGAGGAAACGGATATCACCCTCAGTACTATACTGAGGCGTGTGAAGGTAGTGCATTTTGCACCACCTTTGACTACGGATCCTCCCAGTCCAAATAGATTCACTAGCCTGCCAAGTAGATTTGAGTAAATTTTCATAATTAATTAAAGATGGCCAAATCTTTTCGTTCTCGTAGAAACGGTCGTTTCATGTTTAGGACCAAGAAATCTCGTGCTAAGGTGCAGCGTATGATGCGTGGTCTCATCACAACCCGTCGCATTCGTGCCCCTAGCGCTCTGAAGCAGACCATCAGAACGATGATCTCCAGAGCCACTGAAGGCAAGAAGGCCGAATTTATTGATCTGAACAAACCCCTACAGGGAACCGCCAACGCCGCCAATTTTGATACCACCAATGTCATTCCCCTGGGATGCCAGACTGGTGCTTTTGAAATTGAGCAAGGTGTTGGTATGTCCCAACGCAGTGGCAACAAGATCACGATCAAGAAGGCCACGATTAAGGGCACCATTCACGCCAACCTGTACAACGCAACGACCAACCCAACTCCCAAGCCCACTCAAATCAAGATGGTGCTCTTCTACGACAAGAAGAACCCCACTACCACTCCGACTCCTGCAGCATCTGCGGACATTTTCGATTTTGAGAACACTACTCAAGGTTTCCA